CACCACCTAGCGTGTTTATCAGGTATTCACCCCCGCCAATGTCAACCGTCGCCATAAGGAAAAAGCAACTGCGCTCTTTTTGCTGTCTGGCTCGAAATACCGAAACTGGTTATTCTCCCAACAGTTCTCCATGTTCACCGTACACGCCACCGGGTACACTTGGTTTCCCGTGCTGACTTGAACCCCGTCCGCGCCCTGCTTGAAGTTGGGCTTTACGGCTGGTACAACCATGCCTCCAAACCTCTCCATCCATTCCAGGTTGGTAAGGCTTGCTTTGAGTACGTCGGCGATTACACTGACCATTTATTTGCTAAATTTAACAACATTGGCGGCTCTTTGTGGAGACCTTTTAGGAGTCCACGAATCTTTACCGTGCAAAAACTGCCCAATTTTGGGCTTCATTTTAGATACGCCTATTGTCTTGGTGTAAGCCTTGACCATGTGCGCCCTTACTACAAATGATTTTGCCGTTGCTGCCATAATATCAAAAGTTTAAAAGTGTTTCAATGCTGCGCGTGTACGCTTCCTGCGCTATTTTCAATTCTTCTTCAGACGCTAAAAGTAGGTTGCCCCGTTTCGGCACGGCTTTTATCAAAATATCCTTGCCTCGCTGGTTTCTGGATTCAATTACCACCGAGACCTTACCGCTGCCTTCGCTTATGACGCGAGGCCCAACGCTTGCCCACAATTGCCCCGTTTGGGTATAGTCCACAAACCCAACCTGATACCCTTGTGCTTTTCTTGATCGAACCGTGAACGGCGTATAGTAGGGCAGTTTTTCATTTTGCGAATTTTCGCCGCGTGTCTGGATGCGTAGTTTTATCAGGGCAGAAACATCGAACGCAATCGCCAAAACCCTCTGCGCTTGTGTGCGCAAAAGGTCAGACTTTAATTGTCGGATTTGCTGTATTTCTGCCTCAAATGCCATATTAAGCCGTTACAAAATCAGGTTGACAACCATTGAACGCCTCGCTTTCCGCGTCGAACTCAAATATACCAACATTCAGGCCAACGCCCTGCGGTCTCGAATCAAAGGTAATATTTTCCATCGGAACGACGGCAATCGCGCCCGCTTCGTCTTCAAATTGCACCCCGTCTAAATCGCCGCACTTTGACAGGAAATTGATCGCGTAGTCTGGAATATGTGAAAACTCCAAGCGAAACCGCGCCACCGTGCGGCTAAACAACGTAGTTCTTTTGCCATTGCCGTCTACGTCAATTTGCGTTTCACGGTCAATCTTTGGCCTATCCCATGCCCACGTTACCGGGTAAAGGTACTGGTGGTAAGAGAATGTTGTGTAAAGCACGTTGTCCTTGTCTGTGCTATTGGTGAACCTGATACGATAAACCGGGGCTGTGGTGTCTACAAAGTGCAAAACTTCGCTTTTGTAAATATCGCCGTCAACATCAAGCCACACCTCCCAAAAACCACACGTTACCGGGTTCGTCAAAGCGGTGAACGCCGTTCTGGTTACCCAAAAACCGCCGCCGTCTTTCATTGTTACAACAATATCCCCCGCGTCCATTGCAACAAACGTGCCGCCCGTTGGGTCGATTGGGTTAACCATTTTCCAAGTTACTACGCCCGCTCCCGATGCAAAGAACAATTGAAAAGGCAAACCGCTATCTACCGGGCAACGTAGTCCAAACGCCGTGCGGTCTTGCCCTGGCTGGTTGTGCCTCTGCCATGCCGCGTCGGAATTGAATTTTAGTATGTTGCCTGGGTTGACGGGTATCATTTTTAATCCTTTATTTCAACAATTAAATCGCCACAATTCCCCTCACACTTTACCGACCTAGAAAAGTCATTGTGTGCGTAGTAGGTGTTTGGTCTTCCCGTGATCGTGTATGTTTTCCCGGCCAACACCTCGACCTCTTTTATTTCGGCGGGCCTTAGTGAAAAGCCAGACATTCCAGTAACAGTCATTTGGTAGGTGTACTGTTCGGCGTTAACCATGTACAATGTGCATTTTGGGCATTCGTCCTTTTGGCAAGACGAAAGCGCAAAAAATGCGGCAAACATTAAAATCGCTGTTAGTTTTTTCATGTTATTGCAGCAAAGATAGTTTCAAAGTAGCGGTTTCGGTGTCTTCTTCTGCGGTTTTTACCTCACCCCATCCCAATTGGGTATTTACAAGCTCTGACGGCTCAAAGGTGTCGTCACAACAAAACTGTATTGTGATCGGCACTTGTTCACGTGCTTTTCGGACTGAGTTAACCACATACCCCGGCACGTTGGCCGTAGCGTCTAGGTGAAAACGCCCATCTGCCCAAAGTGCGGGCAAAACATTTTCCCATGCAAAAGCCCCGTTTGCCTCACCCCCTAGCGTATTTATCAGGTATTCACCCCCGCCAATGTCAACCGTCGCCATAAGGAAAAAGCCTTCTAGGCCCGCGTCTGGATTCTCGACAAGCCCGCCAAAGTCGGTACTCAATTGGCTTGCTGTGAGTTCATCGCCTTGCGTTGTCGCACACGCTGCCGGGTACGTTATGCGCTTCGTCGTGAACTTTTGGCGGTAGCTTTCCTGATACGCAAAAGATTCAAAATTTGGCACCTCCGCGTCTGTTTTGAAGTCATCTTTACCCACGATGTACTTGCCTCCGTCAAGTGTTACCAGGTTTGTGCCGTTTGCCCCATTCCAATACGTCCAATGCTCAATTCTTAAAGTCTTCACCCCGGCCACATTCGTAATCGAGTGAAAGACGTTTAAGATTTTTAGCTCGTTCAAAAACTCCTTCATCGAAAACGTGAACCTTGTCGCGTCATTTGATGCGCTTGCCCTTACAATATCCGACTTTTGGAAAAAGAAAACGTCTGCAAGATTAGCCGCTGCGTAGTCGTAAGCGTCGTTTGTTGGGTTGGTAGCGTCGGGATTTATGTTGAAAAAATTGCTCACTATGCTGTCAAAATCGCAGTCGAGCGCGGTGGTAACAGCGATAAGGATGTCAGATAATTTACGCGCATTAGATACGGGTGCTGAGTTAACCGTTTGCGCCTCAAATTGCTGTTTAAGTAGCTCTAGCCCGCCTCCGATCGGTGTCCAAACTTTCGGGTTTGATACGTTGACGGGGCGAACCCATGTAGTACCGCCTATGTTTATCCAACCGTCTCCCATCGGCATACCGACGCTATCGGTAGTCTCCCTGGCCCATGTGGTCTCTACGCTAAACGTACCGCCTAAAAAGTATTCTTGCAGGTGTGTTATTGGTCTCCAAGCCAAAGCTGCATCCGGGTCTTGGCTGTTTGTGTATCCCGTTCCCCAACACCCTTTGTAAAACCACAAAATCCATGCGCCGCCGCCTGGTGGGATTGGTGCGCCTGGGCTACCTACGCCACCCTGAAAGCAGGTAATTGTTTCAATCTCACCCGTTAGCGTCTTTATGTCTGTGGCTGTGGCGTAATCGAGCCAGTTCTCCCGAACATCAAACGCTTTATTTGCGCATTCGTAAACGTCGTTTGGCTTAATCTCGAACGTTACTTCGCAACGGCTGGCATTGTAGTCGCCTGTATAGATTGGAACTACCCCTTCGTGCCATGTTACCCACTCGCCGCCGCAATAGTTTTCAATTAAAAGTGAAACCTCATTGCATTCTCCCGCGTCGTAAATGTCCCGAAAATAGGTGTAGTCTGCCTTTTTGAATTTTAATTTGGTTGCCAACTTCACCCGGTACGAGCGGGTATCACCTTCACGCTCCCACCTACGCCGTAGCGTCGAGGTTATCGGTGTCACTGTGGTTGCGCCCGAAATGCCGTCATCGGCGGTGAAACGGAAGGTGTCGAGTAGGTTGGGCATTAGTTCTGTGATGAAAGTAAATCAACATCAAGGTTTTCGCTCACCCAAAAATGGTCTCTACCGGTGGGCGTATATCCGCTTATTGGCTTAATCGAAAAGAAACATCTTGCATGAAGCCCCGGTGTGCCATTGAAAGGCGTTCGATCCTCTATATCGCGTCCCTTTATCATAACATCACCATTTGGAAGCCTAAAAAAACTGCCAGCATTTATGTCTCTGAGTTTCATGTAAATATTATTTTTGTTTTGCTTTCAAAGTTTCTGCTAGCCCGTCGCTAATAAAAGAAAGGTGGTGTCTGCAATTGTGGCCCCCGCAATCAAAAAACGGCTCGTAATTATATTTGGGCTTGCCAGACCATTCCAGTTCCCTCCAAGCCTCAATTTCAGGTCTATTAAAAACCTTGTTCACCCGGTCAATGCAAAACCGCCTAGAATCTTCTTCTAAAGTGCCTGAATAAATCGCCCAATTCAATCCCAATTCATCGGCATAAAGCAGGTTAACCGTCCTATCAAGCCTCATGTACAAATCAAAACTGTTTGTCTTCCAATGGCGTTCTAACATCCCTTGCCCTGGTATCCCCACAAAAACTGCCTTAAACGTCTTTTGAAAATCTGCCAAAGATAGTTTTTGGTTTATGGCTTGATTGACTAGCGAGGCCGTTCTTTGCGCAATCGCCTGGTTGTTGAAAAGCGATTCAAAGTACCCCCCCGGTATCAATTCCTTGCCGTCAAAGCCCCACCTTTGCAGGGTTAAACGCCTGGCCTTGTCTGTGATGGTTTCGCTAACCTCTTCAAACGAATCGAAATAGGCTTCATTTGCCCCGAATATCTTGCCCGCCCAATCCAATACCGCCCCCAACATCGTGCCTTTGTACTTGCCTTGCCAGTCGGTTAAAACCCGGTATAAACCCGACACGCGCCCCAAATTTCGTGCTGTGGCCTTTATCTTGCCCTCTTCGGTGTCTAGGTTCTGGATAGCCCACTCGATAACCGCCGCGTATCCAACCAACTGCAAGCCGCGCACAATGGCCTCCGTGGCCTTACGCGCTTTTTCGGCCTCGGCTTCGCGCTTTTTTATCAGTTCATTGAGCGTCGGCATCTGGTACGTTTTCGGCTATTGGTACTGATTCGTTGATGTTTGGCGCATTTTGCGGCTCGATCTGCTCAACCTCAATCCTTGCTATAAATTCTAACACCTTCGCCGCCACAATATCTTGCTGCATTTTGTAGGCTTTTTGGTAGAATAGCGGGTCAGTGCTTTCAATCTCTAAAAATATTTCCCGCCAATACGTCCATTGAACTTTTAAAGGGTCTGAACTGGATAAGCCCGTTAATATCTGTGCAAGCTGCTCGTCGGTCTTGTCGTCCCACGGCTTATGCACATACCTGGCTGCAATGGTGTTTTGTATCTCCGGGTTGCCCTCAAACAGCTTTTGAAAAATGTGCTTTCGCTTAGCCACTATTGCCTCGTATCCTACGCCAGCCGTTTTGATCGCGTCAAAGCTGGAAACCGCATCGGGCAAAAGCTCGATTTGTAGGCTTTCAGGAAATGAGTGGTCAACGTCAATTGTAATGCCACGGTACTGACCAGAAACGCGAAAAGCAAGCTCGTAGTGCTTGCTCATTCCGCCGCCAAACGGGGCTAGCACATCGGCAATTCCCTCCATCAAAGAGTTGATTTCAGCCGCCGTTTTTTCGGCTGTATTGGTAGGCTTTTGTACTAAGCCAGTGTCAAACACCGCCGCCATAATTCTGGCCTCTGTGCGGTCAATTTTACCATCAAGCCATTTCAGGAACTCAATATTTATTTCCTGTTCGTGCGATAACTTTGAAAGCTCGATAAGGTCGGACGACGTTGCGCCGTCTGGCATTATTAGCTTGACCTTCGCCTGTTCGGTGGTAAATCCTTGCATCTCACCCGTACCGTTACAAGAACCGCAAAGATGCTCCAAGTCGCGTATGTCGTTGTAATACCCGTGGACGCATTCGCCCATAGTGTCGTGCTTGAATCTGCACGGCTTGGTGTACTCGGTAACTTTCGGATAGGCGTACACGGTCAAAAGCGTGTCGGCAATTGACTTTTCGTGTATCAGGTCATTAAAAACGTTTTCCGCCGGGTCAAACCACGGCACAAAACAAGATTGATCGGCAACCTCATCGAAGTAAACACCTACGCATTCGGCTGGCACTTCGGTAGTTCCGTTTGGAATGATTTTCAGGAAAAAGCGTTTTGCTTTTTGTGAAGACTGCGGGCTGGGCATATTTCCGGATTTGCCCGTTGGGTCTGTAGTGCTTTGAACGCCCCAATACATTGGAACGCTGACCTCTTTTTCATCAAACTCTGGCTGTGATTTTTCAGACGCTTCGCGCATTCGCGCAATTGCACCGGGCACATAAAGGTAGAAGTCCTCCATCATTGCATCTTGCGCCGCGCCGCCAATAACAACGCGCTCAAACCGCACGTTTCTAACAATGAGCCAATCCAAGTATCCAAAACTCTTTTGGAAGTTAATCACGTTCTCACACGAAAAAATTACCGGGTAGGTCGTGGTTTGGATCGGTGTGCCTTCGATGTTTTTACGGTCTGCCCTTTCGTAAACTATCCACGCGTTCGGATCGGTTACGCCGTAATATTCTAAAGTCCTACAAAGCCACTGCTCCAGGGCTTCGCCCGGCATAAAATTGTAAAGCTGGTTTTGGATTTCTGTTAGCGTTTTCTCTGCTGACCTGTCAACCTTAAACGTTCGACGTATGCCCTCAATACGGTACATCCTTTTCCAGTATTTGCGCGGGCGGGCAAGGGCGTATTTGGTTAGGCTGTTGTAAAGCCTAATTCGCTGATCCTTCAAATCGTCCTCTTCAAACCTGCGATACCGCGTTAGCTCGTCGTCTTGGCCTTTGCCTGTGGAAATCATTTTGGCGAACGCTTTTACCTCAATACACCGTTCGTAGTTCGCATGGCGCAAACCAAGACTTATGTTGTTCGTTAGCAGGTCTATAAGTTGTTGCTCGTTCATGCTGCGAATTTTCGCTAGTGTTTGGCAAAGTTAGGAAGTATGTTTTGAATTGCGGCAAAAATTACGCCTGATTATGCGAATCGAACACCTTGTCTTTGTACAGCGTTCGCCATTGTCCAATACCTACTGGCATCAATGCCGTGATTAAAATCGTCTATCGGCTCGCCTGTCGGCTCTTCGCTGTGCTTATTTATCTGCCACGCGTAGTTATCAAACTCTTTTTTTAGGTTGTGGCTTCGCGCCGTCAACATGATTTTAAACTCTTTCATGTGGTCAATCCCGGCCTTTACGCTTCCTGGCCCTTTCTTCGCTGGCGTGATATTGTAGTACCCCTTTGTCTTCATCTCTGCAATCGCCTCCGGGTTTGGGTCGGCAATTATCTTTGTCGAAACCGAAACGCCCCGCGCCTTCATGGTTTCGGCACGACTTCCGCTGGTGTGGTTGTTTTCGTAGATCACCTCATCTAAGATCAAAGCCCCGTGCTTTATGCCTGATTTTATCAATGCCGTAGGGTCTGGATAAAAGCCCCAATCCAACCCGTAACCCCATTTTGAGCAATCTTGCGGGAAATCCTGAATGATTGTGTACTCTGGAAAAACAAGCCCCTGTTTCAGTTTTCCCCATTCGCCAAGCGCATATACTTTGTATTCTTCTAACTTTTTTGTTCTTAGGATTTCAAACTGCCTTTCGGTTTCATCGCTGGCAAAGTAGTTGTCTTTGTAGGTCGTGCAAAGTTTGAACGCTTCGTACTCGTTAGACTTGAAAAAATATTCGTGTATCCAGCTCTCCGAAGATATTGGATTAAATGTTAGGTGAATGTGATTTGATGCTTTTGGGCAACGCAAACGGCGGTTTAACTCTGTGAAGTCCGTGCTTTGAATCGTTCCACGCTTATCAATAGGCTCCTCCAGCCAAATGTCCGTAATATCTGGAATTGATTTTACTTTGTCAACATCGTCAAGCCCCTTGCCAAAAAGCATATTCCCGTTTTCGGTGCAAACGATAGCCATTGACTGCTCATTGACCTTAAAAATCGTGGTGAACCCGTACCGCTTAATCAGGTCTTTGAAAAGCTGGAACTGGCTGTTTCGTATGCTTTCAGCCGTTTTTCGGCAAAACATTACCCTACAATAGGGTTGAAACAAACATTTCAAAAGTAGCTCAGTCGCCTTTGCGTCTGACTTTCCACCGCCGCTACCGCCGTACCAAATCTGTATTCGCTCTTTTCGGTTGAAATTTTGCAGGTAAACGTCGTTAACGATTACGGGCCTTTGCCCTATCAACCAAACCCTTTCCAGTCCGGCCTCGGAGAAAGTGCCTTTTGATGCTGGAAAGGTTTTTACTATCATTCAATTTCGGCGGCTGCTTTTAGGGCGGCAAATTGCGCGTCTGTCATTTCGCCACCGTTGGAAACTTTCATATTAACCTCTAGCGGGTCCTTTGGTTCTATTCTATCCCAAACACCAAGCCCGGCGCGAAGTCGAACGGTCGGATCTTCTTCGTTAATTGCATCTTCTATCATTCCTAAAACCATAGCCTCCCGGCGCGTAAGTTTCAGTTTCTTTCCGCTCACATCCTCCCATGTAATTTCACCGTCAAGAATCTTGTTTGCGATGGTTTTAAACGAAACACTACCCTGTGGCCTTCCAGCTCCGGGCGGGGCCGGGTCTCCTTTTTCTTGTCTGTTTAGTGAACCTCCGTTTCTGGCTGCTACCTTTTCCATTCACGTAATTTTTACGTAATTTAACTAAAATTAAAACGGAACGTCAGACGGTCTTGGTTGACGGGCTATTCTTTGCGCTAAACTGCGCTTTGCGGCTGCTGACTTGCTGCCTTTCCCGGCTTTGTTGCCGCGTTTGTTTTTTCCGCTACCACTTGCCATAGTTCTGAGTATCTAAGTGATTTGTTTATGGTTTTGAACTTTTCAAGTATTGCCACCTGTGTAGAAAGTAGGAAGTCGAAAAGATCCGGGTTTTCTTCGATGCAAAGATGTTCTAAATTCGATGAACTGCGAAGGTTTGCCGATCCATGTACCACAACTTTCGAGCCGATATGTGTTTCCATTAAGCAAAGCTTGCAATGGGTCGAAGCCGCTGCAAGCTGAAAACGGTTATTTTTATCTAGCTCTTTGTAAAGATATGGAATAAGGTTTCGGCGTTCGTGCGAATAGAAATAGTCACTTACGATCAAATCTAGTTCGTCTACATACCTGGCGTTTAAAAGGTTTGCCAAGCTGTCAACGTTGTTCTCCGACATTGACAGCGTTGAAATTGTCATTTTCTTTACATGGATGTTATGCTTTACTATCCATGCCTCAAAGAAGTCGCCTGCAATAAACGAGCCGTCAAGCACAACAAAAGCCCTCATTCCTTTTTCTGGCACCACGCTTCCTGCCAGTTCTTCGGCAAATCGGTACTTTAAAAGCCGTTCGGGTATTTCTTTCTGTTTTGGTGGTGAAAAGTAACGTGAATTACTCTTTTGCCTACGCATCGAAACGCCCGAAAAGTCGGAAATGTTTTTGTTTAATTGCGTAAGCTCGTTGCTCATATCCTTTCCAAATAATACTTAGCCCCGTTCAACCACGACAAAACCGCCGTGTCGCTGCTATCCGAAAACAAAACAACCGCCCGGCTGGTATCCATAAACGGTTTTGAGGTTGAAAGGTCAATTAGTGAAAGCGTGTCCTCTGTGAACCAGTATTTGTAAGCGTACAACTGCACGGGCTGTCCGGGAATGATGGCGTATGCCAGTGCTTGCCCGCTACCGTCGAACGAGTAGGTGTTCGTAAACGTAAGCCATTTTCGCTCCCATGCGCCAACGATCATTTCTTCGAGCGTTGGCAAGGGTTCTTTTTCGGCGCAACCCGCAAAAATCACAACCACGCAAAACAGCGCAATCGCTGCCAGCATGGCGAAAGTCCAAAACCGCATTTGGCTTTGCTGCTCCGGGTGAAGCGGGTATTTATCGTACTGGTTCACTTCTGAATCGTTTTTGTTTGTTCCCAAAATTTGTCCGCCTCCGTGTTAGGCAGTACCCGCTGTTCAAAACACGACAAAGGCAAGCTGAAATACTCTTGCACCCGTCCGTTGGACTTTTCGGCTAACTCCATCCAGATAACCGCGCCGTCTTGGTTTGGTTCGTTTTTGGCTATGCCTGTGGCTGCGATCACCTTGTATTTGTGCCACTCGTAAGCGGCTGCAATTTGGAGGCGAACTAACTGGAAAGTTCCGATTGGGCTAACGCCTTTCTTTATTTTAAAGCTCATGTTTTAAGTTTTAACGCTGTAAAAATATGACATTTTTTGGAAATCAGGCAAAAATGAAAACAGAAATCGCAAACGCAAAGGATACGACCCACAATAATCTTGCCCAAAGGGGCATCGTTTTGAAAAAGTATCTTATCATTATTTCTTAACTTTTAAGTGAAGGGTTACGGCTTTCCCGTTAAATCCAAAGCAGATATTTGTCAGGATTAAAAAGCCTGTTTTCGGATAGGTATTCAACACGGGCCTTTTTGCCTGTTTTTAGCGTGGATTTCGTGGCCGCATTTGCTGCCAGCCGTTTATTTTCGCGGTCTGTGTGGATTTCTTCGCAAAGTTGTTTTGTAGATTTTGTCATAGGTTTAGGTATTTTTCAGTTGCGTTAATTGCCATTTCTACGCTCCAAACGAACCAGCATTGGTAGCCCCGCTGTGTTAGCTCTTCCATTGTATTTCGTTGCGCTTGCAGGTGTTTGTCTGAGCTAAGCGTGAAACCGTCTTTTAGGTATGGTGTTTTAGCTTTAAATTCCAGAAATAGCCCGGCGTAGTCGCCCGATGGTTGTGCAATAAAAGTATCTGGCTGTTTTTGCCCCTTGCTTTGTAGCGCGTTTGCCCTGACCTGTTGGATCATTGACTTTGCAACGTGCGCCGCCGCGTCGCTGAATATGATTATTTCAGGGTGTAGTTGCCCCATTTTTTGAATGTACTCTTTCTGAATGGCGTACTCTGGGTTTTTTTTGCGCTTTGGCTGCGACATTGCCGCCCCGATTTCACGTTCTGCCTTCGCGCCTACCGTTGCCGCCGTTTCGGGGCTGCGTTGCTTAGAGCGCGTTTCTGTGCGTTTTGCGGCCTCCTGTTTTCCGATGTGTCGGTCAACGTCCGCTTGTGTCCAACTACTCATGCCTTAGGTGTTTTTTTACGGGTTATGATGTAGCGGGCTTGAATTACGTCTCCACGCTTTAAGCCATTGAAATTCCCAACGGTTGATATTGTCCCTTCCATGTAATCGTTATCCTTTGACTGACGTTTTTCAGGAATTCCCCGTACTGTATTCCATGTTGTGACGCGCGAAACAGAACCGCTCAGCCCGTGGTTGATTTCGAAAATCACACCATCGCACGGCCCGTCGCCTACCACTAACCGAAACTCTCCAAAGTCGGGCCCGCCGCCGCCCCATATCAGGATCGGGTTTTGCCCGGCACATCTGCCAATTTTGATTTCAGGCATTTGCGCATGGGCGAAGGTTGCGCATAGGAGTATGAGTAGGGGTAGGATTTTCATTTCTCATTAAACCTAGTTTCAAAATCAGCCTCTAACCCGCCGCCCTGGATAAACCAGAACCTTGCAGCCGATTCTATTTCGTTGTGAATGATTTGGCGGGCCTCTTCGTGGAGTCGGAACCGCTTTTGCGGTTCTGCGATGCGGTTTCTGATTTGGTTATGCTTGAAGGCGCGCGCGGTGTTTTTAGGTCTCATTGTTTTATATTTTAGTTTGCCTAACTGTCGCCTACCGCACACGCCTATGCTGCGCGTCGTTAGGCCACGGGTTATGCCGGATCATTATATTTAATGCCGAATCGCTAAGCCTTTTGAAATCCACCCAAAGCAGTCTATTCCAGAATCTATCAAGAATTTCGTTTTCAACGCTTCTCTGGCAGCCCCTGACATTAGTTCAAACTCTTCAAACTTTTTAACTTCAACAAGAGTCATGTCGTCTCTAATCCGTAGGATTGGGATAAAATTCTCATCGTTGAAAACACGATAGTCCCCAACACCTGCATGGTATCCCTGTACGTTTTTGAGCGTTATTGAAGACATGTCGCATCCCACAATCTGGCCGTAATATGTTTTTCCGTGGCGCTCAAATTTCACAGTGATTTTAGCACTTAAAAAATGGGCCAAATCCATTGAGTTTAATTTTTGCATTTTATTGAATTGAAAGGTGAAAAAAAACCAGCATAACCCTGCATCCCCGCCAACGCCGCCTAAATGTTGCGCTGCGGGGATGCATCAGTTTAGCCAAAACGATTTAAATAAAACAGGCTACCTCGGTAAATCAAATATATACTCAATGGTAGGCCAATTAGAATATCAATCCATTTTGGTAAAAAACGGTGGGCAAGCCAGTTAGTACCGTAAAAACAGGCAAAAACATATAGCGTAAAAACAATGTGCTTTTTTTTGATTGTCATTTTTTGTTATTTAATCGGCTAACCAAGCACTGCCTTTCATAGACCGACTAAGCGCGGCTACGTCGTTAGGCCACGGGTTAGTCAAACGGTGTAACATAGTCCGCGCCCGGTCTACCCGTTGCGAAGGTTTAAAATGGCACATCTTGGCCGGGTTTTGGACGGGTGGCGGTAAAGTCTGTGGGTGCGGCGTATGACGGGGGCTGTAAACCTGAATTATCTGCCATTAAATCGCCAAACCTTGCAAGTTCTGCCTCAAAACCAACCTCAATGTCGTCTGTCGCCCCGTTCCTGTGCTTTGCAATAATTATTTCCGCAATACCTTTCAGGCTTCGCCCGGTTTCATCTTCAAGAATCTGGTAGTATTCCGGCCTGTAAATGAATGAGACAATATCTGCGTCTTGCTCAATCGAGCCGCTTTGCCTTAAATCGCTCAATTGCGGGCGTTTTGATCCGCCCCTGGTTTCTACGGCCCTGCTCAACTGCGAAAGCGCAATTACCGGAACGTTTAGTGTTTTCGCAACCGCTTTCAAGCCCTGCGATATTTCGGTGGTTTCCGCTGTTAAGTCCCCACTTCTGCGGTCGCTGTCTGACTTCATTAACTGCAAGTAGTCAACCAGAACCAGCCCAATACCATTCTTTTGCTTTGAACGCCTGGCGGTCTTTCTAAACTCTGACAACGTAATCGCCGCCGTGTCGTCAATGAATATTTTAAGTGTTAGAATATACTCACAAGCCGTTTGTATTTTCTGCCATTCCACGTCGGTTAAGTCCCGCAAGTATGGGGTTTCGGCTCTTACCAGTATTCGCCCCTTTAAAACCCCCTCTAGCGCAACCCCCGACACTATCGAAACAATCCTTGCCATTAATTGCGTTTGTGACATTTCAATCGTTAATATTTAGACAGGAATTCCCGCTATTGCCACCGCAATCGCCCGTGATAGTATAATCGAGGTGTTAACATGTCCTTGGCCTGCCGCTAAAGA